ACCGCAATCTGCTGCTGCCCTCTCAGGTGGAGCTACTGGAGGTCGACCTTCTCGACCACACCATCCAGCGCTGGGGCGAAAACCTTGTGGTGGAGGGGGTCGAATACGGGCCCACCGGCGCGATCGAGGCGTATCATCTCTATAACGAACACCCGGGCGCCGTGCTGCACCGCCGTCCGCTGGAATCAACGCGGGTGCATTGGTCGGACATCATCCATGTCCGGCGCTTCGACCGCCCCGGGCAGCTGCGCGGCGTGCCGTGGCTTGCGCCGGTGATGATGACGCTGGGCGAGCTGTCGGACTATCAGGAAGCCCAGATCCTGAAACAGCGCATGGCCGCGCTGATGGCGCTGGTGATCGAATGGGCAGATGAGGCTTTGCGTCCCGCAGAATCGGGGCGCGGGCTGGAAGAGCTGGCGCCCGGCGCAGTGGTCGATCTGCCGACCGGTGCCAAGCCTCATTTTACCGAACCACCCACGGTCGACGGCTATGACGAATTCATGCGCCGGGGGCTTGCTGCCGTCGCGGTGGGTCTGGGCATCACCTACGAAAGCCTGTCCGGCGATCTGAAGGGGGTCAACTTTTCCTCTGGCCGCATGGGCCGGATGGAGATGGACCGGCTGGTGCGCATGTGGCAGCGCAACCTGATGATCGGGCAGTTCTGCCGGGGCATGGAACGCTGGTTCCGCGACGGGCTGGCGCTGGTGGGCCATGCCGGTCTGCCTTTCACGCTGGACTGGACGCCGCCGCGCCGGATCCTCGTGGACCCGACAAAGGAAATCCCCGCGATGATCGAAGAGGTCGAAGCGGGGCTGAACAGCCGCCAGCGCACGCAGCGCGAGCTGGGCCGCGATCCCGACACGATCCGCGCCGAACGCAAACAGGATGCCGACGCCGATCGCGATGCGGGGCTGCCTGCCGTGGCACCGCGCCCCGTGGCACCCGCCGCAGTGACAGAAGGAGACGATGATGAAGGCCAGTGACCTGATCGTGGGGGGCGAGCTCATTCTGAGCGGCACGGTCCTCGATGATGAATGGATTTCTTGGATGTATGACGAAGAGGTGTTTTTCGCCCCGCGTCTGGTCCGCGAGGCGCTGCAGATGCTGGGCGAGGGTCCGGTGACCGTGCGCATGAACAGCATCGGCGGCCATGTCTATGCCGGGGAACAAGTGCGCGCCATTCTGGCGGGCCACCCGGGCGGGGCCACCATCATTGTCGAAGGCATGGCCGCCTCTGCCGCTTCGCTGATCCTGATGGCCGGCACATCGCGCCAGATGTCGTCCGGCTCGCTTCTGATGATCCATGATCCCTCCGGGATGGCATGGGGCACGGAAGAGGAAATGCGCCGCGAAGCCGATGCGCTGGACCGCGCCGCCAATGTCTATGCCGCCGTCTATGCCAGCGCCTCGGGTCAGACCCCGGAGGCGGTGCGCCAGATCATGAAGGCGGAGACCTGGTATTCGCCCGAAGAGGCTGTCGCTGCAGGCTTCGTCGACAGCATCGTCGGCGTAGAGGATGACGCGGCACCGCTGGCGGTCATCGCCAGCATGGAGGTGGGTCGCAACCTCTACATGACCGCCACGAAACACTTCCGGGCGATGCACGCCCGCAAGCCGCGTGGCACCGCCACGCCCGACCAGACACAGGCACCGAACCCTGCCGGGGGCGGCGCTGCACCGGCCATGACGGCCACCCCTTCCGAAACGGAGATCACCATGCCCAACCCCAACCCGACGCCCTCGGCAGTCACGCCTGCCACTCCGCCCGCCCCGGCCCCCGCGCCGGTCATGGTCACCCCCGATCCCCTCGCGCAGGAACGCGCCCGTGTCCGCGGCATTCGCGAGATGGCCGCGCCGTTTGTCGCCTCGGGCCGTCTGATGCAGGCCGATGTCGACGCGCTGATCGATGACGGCACCGCCGTTGAAGCCGCCTCGGCCCGCTTCATGACCACCATGGCCGCAGCGGAGCCGCTGGGGCGCAGCGCTGCCCCCGGCGCCCGCATCACCCGGGACGAAACCGACACGCGCATCAATGGCCTCGTGGCGGCGATGATGCGCGATTACAGCGGCCCGGGCGCGCAGTTTCGCGGCATGACGCTGCGCGGCCTGACCCGCGAACTGGCAGGGCCGCAGCGCAGTTATTCGGAAAACGACAATCTGCAAGCGGGCTTCCGGGCCACCACCATGATGGGCGGTGCGCACGGGGTCAGCGACTTCGCCTATATCACCACCGAGGTCATGAACCGCTCGCTGATCCGCGAATACGACCGGCGCGGCGCCAACTGGCAGATCGTCACGGGCACGCCCATGACTGCAAACGATTTCCGCGAAATGCACGCGGTGCGCTTCGGCGGCGACTTCCAGCTGAAGAAAGTGCTGCAGAACGGCGAGTATGAGGAAGCGACGCTGAGCGATGAGGCCGAAGGCCTGAAGGTCGAGCGCCGTGGCCGCACCATCAGCCTGACCTTTGAGGCAGTGGTGAATGACGACATGTCTGCCTTCGACCGCATCCCGCGTGAATTCGCCATGGCGGCGCGGGTGATGGAGAACAGCATGGTCTGGTCGCTGATCCGCGCCAATGCCGTGCTTAAGTCTGACGGCCTCGCGCTTTTCCACGCGACCCACAAAAACCTTGCGGGCTCCGGTGGCGCGATCTCGGCCACCACGGTCGGCGCGGGTCGCAAGGCGATGTGGGAACAGACGGCGTTCGGCTCGAAAGACAAGGATGATTTCCTGATGGTCGAGCCGAACCTGCTGATCGTTCCGCCCGCTCTGGAGATCACGGCCCTGCAGTTCAGCACCGCCACCACCCCCGCGACCGATGGCAACGTGAACCCGTTCAAGGGCTCGCTGACGCCGGTCACCGTGCCGAACCTCGGGGCGGCGGCGGGCGGGTCGGATACCGCATGGTATCTGGTGAGCTCCGATCTGCCGCCGATCTCTGCGGCCTATCTGGAAGGCTATGGCGCCCCCACCGTCCAGACCATCGAGGGCATGAACCCCGACAAGGTGACCATGAACGCTCGCCACATCTTCGGCGCGGCGGCCAGCGAATATCGCGGCGCCTACAAGAACGCCGGGGCCTGATCCGACGCCCTGACCTGATGCGCTGACGGGCGGCCCTGCGGTCGCCCGTTTCCATTCCGACGCCGCGCAGGGCGCGGCATGCAGAGGATAGACCCATGAAAAACTTCATCGCCCCCGGTGAGAACATCACCGTTCCGGCGCCCTATGACGTGGATGCCGGGGAGGGTGCCCTTGTCGGCGCGCTGTTCGGCGTGGCGCAGTTCGATGCCGCCGAAGCCGAGGACGTGGTGCTGGTGCGCCGCGGCATTTTCGCCCTGGCAAAAACCAGTGCGCAGGCGTGGACCATCGGCGCCAAGATCTACTGGGATGATACCAACAAGGTGGCCACCACCACCGCGACCGACAACACCCTGATCGGCGCGGCCATGGCAGTCGCGGCCAATCCCTCCGCCACGGGGTCGGTGCTGCTCGACGGCACCATCCGCTAAGGCTGATGGCCAGCATCTTTGACGGCATGACCGGGATCCTCGACGGCGTGCTGGGGGCTTCGCTCACCGTCCAGCCCAAGGATGGCGCGGCCCGGACCGTGCAGGCCATCTTCCGCGAGGCTCCGGTGGTCGTCCTCGGGCAGGACGGGCAGGAGGTCACCACCGTCCTGCCCACGCTGTCCGGGGATCGCCGCCTGATCGGGGATCTGGTGCGGGGCGGCACCGTCACCCCCGGCAATGGCAAGACCTATCGCTGCCTGTCCGCGCTGCCCAGCGGCAGCCCGGCGGCGGACGCACGCCTTGTCATCGAACTGGAGCGCATCGATGCATCCTCTTAAAGCCCTCCGGCGCGCCAGCGTCGATCTGCTGTCCGAAGCTGGTCTGTCCGTCATTGTCGGCGGTGCGACGCGCGAGGTCACGGTGCTGGAACAGCCGCCCACGGGCGGGGCCGTGCCCGATGACGACCTGCCCGCGCTCTACTGCTATGTCCGGTCGGAACGGATCGACGGCGACAGCACCCGCACCGACCGCCGCACGGTGCTGCTGGATTTCGTCCTGCAGGCCAGCGGAACGGATCAGGACGCGCTGGATCAGATCGACGACATCCAGCTTGCGCTGGAGCGCGAGATCGCGGCCAGCGGCAGACTCGGCGGGCTGGTCATGATGATCCGGCCGGTCGGGTCGGAAGTGCGGGTGGAGCGCGGGGAAGTGGTGTTCGCCGCCCGCCGCGTCACCTTCGAGGCGATGCTGCTGGCCTCGCGCGCCGATTCGGACGTGACCCTGCCCTGACGCCCTCACGCGGTCGCAAGGCTGCCTTGCCGCAGGTTCGCGCCTGCGGCCTCTGACCCCTTTCACAATGGAGATGACAATGCCCGATGGCATCATTGGCTATGGCAGCACCGTCCGGATCGGCGTGGGC